GTAAAGTTTTGGTAAAATTTTAGACCTTGTCAATAACTGGCACTTTTTTGAGTTATATTATATATATATATATTATATTATATATTTATTATAATGTAGTGACAAAATGACAAATAGATGAGTTATCGTTGCTATTCCAACGAAAAAGTGGTTGTCACTATGTTTTCAAAAATGACAAATTTGTCAAAACTGACAAACTGCTTTTTGACAAAATCACATTCCCCACCGAAGCACTAACCCACTTGACCACCCATAAACCCACTTGAAATTAGGGCAAAAAACGATAATCCAAGTCTCATTTGAGGAGCGGGGGACCCCATTTAAGAGATCCCCCACCCATCAAATATCAGTGCTTCCCTGCTCCAACTCCAACTCGCATCGCCGCGCTACGAACCCGTGACACACCGTGACGCTCCTTCCAACCCGCCTGATTGACGGCACCTTTGAAAGTCGTATCCCAAGGAGAGTACGTCCTCATAATATCGGCCACATCATCCTTCCAAGGATCCATCTTCTTAGGAGCCCGTCCCCCAAGCACGGTACGAGTATTGTCACCATCGAACACCTCAACCCGGTATCGATCACATGCAATGTTCGCCACACGGTTATTAATGTACCACTCTGCGTACACCACGCCCCGATTCTTGTCATCACAGAAGAACGTCTTCCTCCACAACTCTCGCCCGAACAAATATCCGATGATCGAGAATCGGTAGATCATCCGCTCAGGGTGTCCAATAACATCAGTCGAGTAATCAGCGTTCATTTCAGTCTTCCTTCTCAAGAGTCTCGGCGATCTCTCCGCCGCCTACATGCCAAATACGAATTGTTGCGTCATCGATTTCAACGCCCTCTTCAAGATTGTCGCAAAGCTCATCGATCACATCGTGACCAAACTTGCGAGCCTCACTCAACTTGTCAAAACCTTCACAGGATTCGACAAATCCTTCGCCCACAATTTCATATTCAAATTGTACAACGAACATTTCAGTTCTCCTTTTCAACCTGTTCAAATCCGGACCCGAGGTGCTCGAATGCTCGGACCTTGATAATCTTGACGATCATGTTTTTGCCCGTCTCACCACTAGTAATCCGTTCGAGATGAGTCTCAGCCTCAGCCCGAGTATTGAAGAACCACATGAAGTCCCTGCGAATTCCCGTAGCGCATTCACAAGAAATCACATGCAACAGCCATTCACGATGGTTAATACCGCAGACAATGGTATCAGTCATCTTTCTTCCTGTTCTTGGGATTCTTCGGGCAAAGCTTCGTATGCGGCCTGGGATACGTATGCCCGTCGAGCGTACTCCAGTATTCCACCTCGTCGCTTGGATGCGTCTCCGTCCACACCAACGACTTGCACACACAAGGCTCTGGCGGTTTCAGATCAGTATTACAGAGCTCGTTCAAGAGTGCGGTGAGAGTGTGTGCATAAGTCATCAACCCGAACTTCTCGAACAGATCAGGATTGATGACATACGACACATACGCATCATAAGGAGGATTCTTCCCGTCGTCCACCAACACAGACAGCTTAGCTCGTACACCCGCCTTAGTCTCCTCAAGAGAAAAAGTAGGGTAGATCAGCTTCTCAAACTTTTTCCCGAACAACATCAATATTCAGCTCCCTTTCGAAATAGTTCAGGATACCATCAATCTCGTGGCCACAGAGGATGTCGCCAATCTTGAGAGTATACATATTACGTGTGTACTTCATCAAACGAGTAGTGGTCGGCCAACGATCATTTTGGACCAAATTTCCAGCAAGTTTCTTAGCGTCTTCTTTGGTTCGATGAATACTCAGCACGGCAAGCGGTTTTGCTTTGTCCGGTAATTCGATGACCGTTAACACACACCACATGTCTTTATACCAAGCCATTATTCAGCCGACCACGTACTTGATCGCGAAATCAATACTGTCAAGTAGCAACAGCTTCAAAATATCCATCTCGTCCTTCGCATACGAATATTGGAAGATCTGAATATTGACTGGGGTGTCAATCTTCTCGCGAAGGCTCTTAGCCGCCGCGTTGGCCTCTTCCTCAGTCTTGTAGAATGCGATGGTACACTTAGGAGTATCACCAATACTCCCAATACGACAAACAACACACCACTCGTTGTCGGCGGGATCGAACAGTACCAGATTCTGTGCCATGACGGCGCTCCTTTACAGATTGTGAGCGAATATACGCTCGTTGAATGTGGCCTTCTCAGCCACAGCCTTTGAGATAGCGGAATCGATTCTCGACCCTGACTTGAAGTAGTAGTACCACAAATCAGTGTAAGGGGTGTTGATGCGGTCGATCCGACCTTCCGCCTGCTCCAACACCTTGTATGAGTAGTTGAGGCTGTAGAACACAATAGTGTCAGTCTCGATACAGTTCCATCCTTCAACCCCAGCGGTGTACTGAACCAAATATACCCAAGAGTCTCCTTCGGGGATTAGTTCGTGTACATGACCGTTCCACTCAGCTACTACGAATTCGTCCTTTAGTTTCAGCAACTCATCTCGTTCGTAGTTGAAGTTGTAGAACACGATCACTTTGTGTCGCTTCGAAACGATCTTGCGCAACATATCTAATCTGTTACCAGAAGAGTTCACACTGCGTCGGAGCGCGTAACACACCCCAGCAGCGTTTCGGATTGGCTCCTTTGTCCAAGGATCTATCCGCTTCTTGACAATCAGATCGTATTCGTCTCGGTCGAACGGTACGAAAATATCCTTGCGATTGCGTCTCGTATGTCTCTCAGCAGGCATCGGCACGATAATGCGCCGTCTGCGAGATTCAAGAACCCCAGTATTGATGTATCGCTTCACCTTAGGATATTTCGAGAACCTATCCCAGACAACGTGCTGCTCCGAGAATTCAGTCCTGTTTTTGTAGAACCCGTTCGCAATAAACAGAGGTGCGTAATCAAGCCACGTATCCCCCGGTGTTGCGCTCAATAGGACCCATAGGTTGTGCTTCGTTATCTTGAGAAAACTCTTAACCCAAGCACCAGATCCAACAACACGCTGCTCATCAAATATGAACACATGATCATGGTAATCGGCAAACTTCGAGACATTGTTCCAACTATCGATCGTCACTTCGTCGCAGCTAGCACCAAGCGCAGCGAACTCACCTTCCCATTCGAAAGAGTCTCGCTTCCGCGCAGTGGTGATCACGACGATCTTCTTCGCGTCCGCATGCGAAAGGGCCCATGAGGCCCCCACACGTGACTTACCCGAGCCGACACCGCCGACCAGGACATTGCCACTATGCAGGAGCCTCAGGGCCTCTTCCTGATGCGAATATAGTTTATTCGTCATCGTAATCGAATAGGAGACACAACAGCCGCTCGCAAATCTCCTCAGGGATGGCGTGGTAGAACTCGACATTGTCGCGAGTCCATCCCCCACCTGCAACCGAGCAGCGAGCAATCCATTCCCAAGAGAACGGACTCATTGCACTGATGACAGTACGACCGAAAAAGGAAGTGCATTCCATCCAGTCGACATACCAGTAGCCATCCTTCTTGTAAGAATGCAGCCCGTCAATGGTCGCGTCGTATCCCGTCAACACCAGAGGTGAGAAATCAGCCGGCGGGTTGTCTCGAGGCGGAGTATCAAACGTCTCCTTGGTCACATTGAGGTCAGGACCCATCATCGTCGTGAATGCCATTGTGGATATCTCCTATCTTGTGTTACATACCGACCTGAGGCGCGAAACCTCGGAGGAGAGCCTTCTCGATTAGCTCTCGGTCTTCCTCGACGAAATCGTGGTTGACAAACACGGACTTAACAGTGTCGCCATCCATCTTCACGCGTGCGACCCAAGAGTCACCATTCACGATCGGATTGAAGTTCTCCATCTCCAAAGACTTGAGTTCGAGGAAGAATACGGACGAATTCGACTTGACCCCAATTTGAGACGTAGCGGAGCGACCGTTAAGAAGCTCCACAGACAGACGAGGCTGAGCCTCATCTCCAACGATCCGACCATTCTGGAAGTTGATACGGATCGTATAAGACTCATGATCATTGATCGCGTTGCCAACAGCCTTCGTCGCGAGAGCCAGGATACCCTGGTTGATAACCCGCTCGTCGTCGAGACTTCGATTGAACTTGGCCTCAGGGTTCTTGAGCTGAGTTTTAGTGTTTGCGGGGATCTTTGCCATCAGAGGTTCTCCCTTCCTGGGTTCTTCCTAAGTGCTGCCTTGATAGAAGCTCGGGCAGTGTATTTGATCTTCGGGTTGAATTCAGCGTTGTCGGCCCACCAGGCGCCATACCGATCGCCCTTTCCGAATCCGGGTTCTTCCCCGTCACCGCGTGTGGTGGCGCGCATGATCCAGTCATCACCGGCGTCGATCACAGTTTCCTTGGTGTGGTCGGTAGCGTTTCGACCATCTACAAAGAAAACGATCTTTCTGACATACCAGATGTATTCCGTAGTCACGGGGTCGCTACTGCCGTTGACAGTCTTGTCGACCCGTTCCCCCTGGATAACGCCCTCGATCCGAATCGAGAAACCAGAGTAGTCGCCGTTCTTCGGGATGAATCCGTTCTTGATGTTGACTATCGCAGTGAAGTTGTCGCCATCAAGCTCGGGGTCTTCATCATGTACAAGCACGGTAGAAAGGTAACGCGCAATATCCGTCGCGCCTCCCTTCTTGAGCGTCTTTTGCGGCTGAATCCCGACAGACGACCATGTACGGTCGTTTGGGACAACAGTGTCGAACCAGTTACTCATAGAACCAGTTCTCCTTCCTCTTGTAGCTGCGCCCAGATGCGATCATCTCGACGCCTCTGTGTTTTTCGGACATCCGATCGAGTCCCCAGGAACAGGTTGTCAATCGAATTGTTCTCGAGGTCTCCGTCTGCATGGCAGACATATAGACCCCTATCTGGCCACCTCTTGTAGAAGGCAGCCCAGATCACCGACGCGACCGAGCGTTCTCGAGCCTCGCCGGGAGTCGTGTACAGTCGAACATACCGCGATGTGCTATGACGACGCTTAAACGGCTTAAGGACTACGCCAGTATCCTTACGCTTAATCATGCCTAGACGGTTTGCCTCATAATGGGCAAAGCCAGGCACTGTGGCCCAGTTTTCAGAGTCTTCGATGTACATGAGATACTCCTTTCGTCTAAGACGGGGGCAGACCTTTTACAGCCCACCCCCGTCCTAAAATATGATCAGTCGAGATTCGCGTACTTAGCCGCGAAAGAAGCCGACTCGTCGTCCATCACGACATACAGCTCCTTCACATAAGCGGAGATACCCTTCTGACCACGGATGTCGTAAACCGACGGGCGAATGACCACATCTGCCGTCTTGACGGTGATATTGTCCAGGGTGCCGACGGTGTCCTCGCTGAGGAGCTGCTTGCGACCTCCGGCAACCAGCCAGATGGCCGGAGCACGGAACTTGTACGAGACCTTGACGCCGAGGTAAGGACGCTCGGGATCGAACTCGCCATCCTGGTTCTTGCGGTACTTGACGTTCCAACCATCTCGTTCAAGATCCTCGACAAGGTTCAGAGGAATAGCGACCGAGAACTCGCGCTTACCCCCATCCTGGTTATAACGCGTCGGAGACCCCGCGAAGTTCGTGAATAGCAGACGAGCGTCTTCAATAACCAGATCGGAGGGGGTGTTGTTGAATGCCATGATGTTTTCCTTTCTCAGCGGCACAGTGTTTCAAGATCGACAAATTGTTCGATCGCTTGTTTTGCCTCATCGGCGAGCATCTCGGAATAAGACGTATCGACGTCCTGCTCCTGATGCATGAATCTGACCATCTCTGCTTCTTTCCAGCGATAGCCTTTTGTCCCAACGACGGCGTCTTTGATCTCGCCTTCGTTGTTCATCCGAAGGAGCTCAGCTCCACCTCGGTCCGGTTTGATCGGAACAAATTCACCGACCTTACCAACGAAGTGGGTGGCCCCATCTGGGAACTTCAGATACATCGCTGTCTTGACCTGTTTGGTCTGGGTATAATCCTCGAATTCGATCGGCTCCTTGGTGAATAGCTTCTTGAATACATAGGGCTCCTGGAACTGCTTACCTGTAGCAGTCCATTCTCCTTCATGAGGGAATGCATACCTTGCGATGTACACAGCCTTGTTAACGAGACACATCTTGGCGTAGGTGGCCTCATGTTCAAAGTCGTACCCATATTGCTTCCCGAAGTCCATTACCTTCTGAATATCGTCAGGTGTGGCCCCCGGAATCTTGATGGAGTCCGTCTTGATGTGGGCGACAGTCAAGCCGAGTTCCTTCTGCACATAGTGCTTGAGGTCTATCATAAACAGAGCTCCGCGCTTTGCGACAATGTTGTCAACATTCCGGGGATCCCATGCCGGGTTGTCGAACTTAGCGCTCGTTAGCCCGTACATTGAGTTGATCGGAATCTTGAGAGCCTTGCCAAGTTCGTCAAGATCATAGTTCTTCGCGATCTCAACAAGACGCCCGTCGAAGAGCTTACCCAATGCGTCCATGTCCTTATGCTTGATTGCAACTCGAGCCTTCTTGAGCTCGCTGTAACGCTGAGTATAAGGACCGAACAGATTGAGCTGCTCAATCGAAGTCGGGTGCATCGACGCGACATCGAGAAGGGCGACGTTCTCGTAATATCCGGGTTCCGAATATACATAGCCACCCTCCCCGGGATCTTCTCCGCGATAGGACGAACCCTTGAACTTGTCAAAGACGTAACCCGGGAACATCTCACTGAGGTCGGTGTAAACGAACTTCGACTTGTCGGGTCGACGCTCTTTACCAAACACCAGAGCACAGGTGTGCTGGTTTGTGGTGTCGTTGACGCTCAGACCGGAGAGCTCAGCAAGGATCTTGCGAGCACCCCAGTCGCTAGCGAGATGATCAAACACAATTTCAGTGGCCTCAACATCGTTCTTGCAGTATTCGACGACGTCATCCCACTGATCCTCAGGAACCGGCTGGTCCCAAGGAAGGTTGTTCTCCTGGTGTTTGAGCCCGAGCTCAATCTCCCATTTCTTGAGAGATTGCTTCTTCGTCGAGAAGTCGTAAATATCCGTGTAAGAGAGGTTGTATGCCTCACGGAACGTTGCGTTCTTCTCGTTGTTGATGATCCGTTGCGAGATCTCGAATAGCTCCGCGTTCGAATATCCAAGCGACGCCGCATACATGATGTGGTTGTCGTACTTTCGGTTGTTGAATCCAATCAACCTAAGATCGAACAACGACTTCACTGCCTTTGCGCTGGGATTCACAAGGAACCGAACGCTGGTTTGACCCCTAATCTTATAGCAGATGACAAACAGATTCGGGAAGACCTCGACATCGTAAAATGCGGTGCGTCCGTTTCCGTCCTCAGCGACCTCTGCTTTGTCCTCAGACATGAAGTGCATCTGCTGGACCATCTTGAGACAGCGATCCGACTGGTTTGTTGAAGACATCGCGAAAGAGGTCACCGCGTTGCGAGCGTCAGTGACGTCGTATGTAATCCCCGACTCATACGCCTCATCCAGAATTCTCTTGATGAAGTCGACATTGGGAGCAGTGTTTGCATGCACCTCCTTACGAAGCGCCTTAGCGATTAGAGACCTAAGATGGTTCTCATCCTGAACGTGCTTCTTGTTGATCATCTTGGGGGCCTTTGCGGGGAGGTTTCCCGGATAATCCTCGATACCTCGCCCGTTGTGAAGGGACAGTCGTCTCCGAAGAGACGCGTTCCCCCGGAATCGTTTGATTTCAATTCCAGGCGAATATTCAGCAAGGGTATCCTTATCGACAGGATATCGATAGATGAGGTGGATTCCGCCGCCGCTTTTCGACGTTTCTGCATACGTCGGAGGCCAAGCAGAAGCAGCGCGAAGATTAGCATTGAGGTCTTTTTCACCATTGTCTCCTTTCAGATCAAAGTCAATGCAGATGTATTCCTCGGGCATTAGTACGTAATGCTCGTCGACGGTGGCAATATCACGAAGTGTCGTATCGACGAGTGCCCAGGCTTTTTGAGGCGTTCCTTTTTCAGACGAGTACTGTGCTTTACACCCAGCGAAGTGCTCGTCAAAAATGGAACTCACGTCTCGACTCATTTCGATCCATGAATTGCTTTTTACGGTTTCCGGAGTGAGCGGTGAACTTTCGAACTTGTCACTGCGAAAACCTACGAACAGACTCCGATATGGTATACCGTCGATCATAACCCGGTCTCGGAATTCTCTGAAATATCGACGAAGTTCAGTCTTGAACCGGTATCGAGGCATTCTGTACTGAATGCCAGTCTCTTCGACATACTCCTTATAATCAGAATACGCCTTAGCGAGAGTCACCTTGTCGTCCGCACCCCAGTCATCGTACACCTCCATGACGAAGTTATATACCGGATTGGTTTCTGAGATCATCGTCCGCGACCGATAGTTGCGGTAATAGTCAGGTCCCAGACTGCGATATACTTCGATGCAGTGCTTGGCGATGACACCTAGTTCTTGACTAACGCCCGCCATTACAGTTCGGTATTCTTGTACAGGAAGCCGCCTACCCGATGGGGTCACATCTAGTAGCCGTCGAGGAATACCCGAGTTCGCATCCGTGATTTTAACCGGATTGTTCGAGGCCATAACGAGAGTTGTCGTAATTCTCAACGAACGTGGGTTCCTGAACTTCTCGTTAATGAGTTGAACTTCGTTCGATACGATTGAGTTCAAACGAGTGTTCGTCTCTATCCGACTCAAATCACCATCGTGTTCGATGGCCACCAACGGATCATTAGCAAATGCGCTAAGCGCAAATGAATTATTCCGCTGAGCGAGTGACTCAGAATCAAATGGTACGCAGAAATCCCCGAAGAGTTTCTGCATTACATTCAGGATGGTAGACTTACCTGAACCCGGATCGCCATAGAATACAAGAAACTTGTCAATGCTTCGGCAGTCTCCAGTGAGAATTGAACCAATAGCCCATTCGATCTTCTGACGTTCGGATGGATCGTACAGAGTATCGATTAGTTTCAGCCAACAGGTTGGCTCCCCATCTTCAAGAGAATACGGGAGACGATACGAGACGTGATCTTCTTGACGAATCGGAGTATCTGCGAACACCGGCATTCGGTCCAGAGGATGGTCTGTATTAACCATATTTTTAGTCCACTGTCGGTATCGCTTCCAAACTCCGTCCGAATCTCTTTGACAGAATCGCGGAAATAAGTTCGGCATACCAGACTCATTCACGTAATTACGCACATCACCGTCTACAATATCGATGACGTCGAATTCGTTCTTGGACCATAGATTGGTCTTTGGATCCCAAATAGCGACGAATTCGCCATCTCGTATCATAATGTCTCTAGAGTCAAGGTTTATGAACCTAGGAGCGACCTCCATCAGTCCCGCTTGCCCCCGCATAGGCATTGCGTCAATCGTGTAAAAGTCCACCTCCCGTGGCCTCCTTTTTAGTGATATGGATCATACAAGTTGGCCCACTTAATCATTTGGGTCGTCAGGGGCATCTCGAGAATATCCAGCCCCGGTATACGGAATAGTCCTCCGGTTCCGTTCCTTGAGTAGGTCCTGTACATCACGCGTTCCGCGATGTTTAGAGCCTCCCCACGAATCTCCGAAGGCAGGCGCCCGTCGTCAGAATATGAACGAGCGCCCGCGTTCAGAAGAATGGACTTCGTGAACGATTCCCGATGCTGGTAAAGCATAGCAGTCAGGGCATCGGTAATGCTCACGAAGACTTCAAGGAACGAAGCCGGAGTTTGCCTCGGTGTGGGCCTGCCAGTTTCGTAGCAGTATTCATCCCTCATACGAAGAGCCTGAATGGCTTTATCTTCATCCTCAGGAATATACCACACGAAATCGAGGTCATCCCACACCGAAGCAAGCTCCGAGTAGTTCTCGAGACACCCTCGCTTGATAAGCCAGGATGTGTAGTGCATGTCAGATCTTGTCCCAGATCATTCCGTCAACGTTGAAGTCGACAATGAAGTTCGAGTCGACACGAGTGTAGTCCTCGCTCGGAACTCGATAGATGTTCGCATCGTAGTCTCCGAACGAGACGTAGTTGTCGCCATCCTTAGAGTTCTTGATCCAGCCGACCACAGCACCCTCGCGAGTGCGGGACAGGCCGAGCTGATCGTAGACCTCATTCAGGAAGAGGTGACCCTTACGCTCGAGACGACGGTTCGCCCACAGCTGAACAGCCGCGAGAGTCTCGGAGGTGTAATCCTCATTCTCGTCCCAGCAGTTCGAGGACTCCTCAGTGATGATGCGTGCGTAGGGCGACAGGTCTGTAATAGACGCAAGGACAGCATCGACGACGGAGGCTGCGTCAGACTTGTTATCGGAAGAGAGGATCTCCTCAGCCGTCTTGTCGTAGTTAGGCAGCTTCGGACGAGTGATCTTCGCAACAGTCTCCTCGCCGAGTGCGGTGACCATGGACTTCTTGTAGTCATCGAATGCGGTCTGAAGAACGGTGTACGCCGCACCAACAGCAGCAAGACGCTTCTTCGAAATCGTATTCGAGAAGTAAATCATCGAGATGGTGGCCGCGCCGACAATCGCAGCAGGTGCGCAGGTGTAGGCGGTGTCAAGGATGAAGAGAATGCGGTTCTTCATCTCGATCTTGCGGACGTCCTCATCGGCGATCTGGTCTGCGTTGCGGATGCACTCCTTGCGGCGATCCCAGTCGCGACCCTCGCAGTCCTCGAATCGAGTGCCGGCTTGCCATGCGAGGTAGCCGGTTGCGACAACGCCAGCAGAGGCTGCAACAGAGAGAATGGTGGGGGCATGCTTCGAGACGCGAGCCATGCCCGTGTAGAAAGCGGTCGTGATAGACATTTGAATGTGCTCCTTTCTGAGCAAATATGTTACTTGAGGGGTTCGGGACGGTCAGCAGAGACGAGCCAACCTTCCCTGATCTGTCGGATTTCGAACGCGTCAGTTGTAGTCCAACCCCAGCGTTCATCGGTGTATCGGGGCTGAATACCAACGGACGACATCAGATCTGCAACCGAGACCTGACCGTATTGCTCGATGGTTTCAGCGATGAATTCAACCACATCAACGGCATCGCCGCGAGTGTCAAACACAAGGTCCTCCACGTTCGTGGGCTTCGACTGGCGAGGTTCACGACGCTCAGTGCGACGCGATTCGTAGTAAGCCCGACCACGATCTGAACGAGAGGAACTGGAATATGACGTGTATCCAGATGTGGAGCGACGCCGGGGATCGACCTCGCCATACAGCAGCTGCTGGATACCCTGAGTCACCATGTCAGTGATGGCATTCTTAGCAGCCGGGATGGCCACGTCAATAACAAGATGCTCGGCAATCTCTGGGAGATCCTGAGCGAAGAAGGTCCGAAGAGCTTCCTTGATGGCAGACTTCTTCTGGACCTTGGCCTTGGCGATAACCTTCTTCTCGGGGGAGGCCCCCTCCTTGGCTTTGTCAGTGTTGCCAGGGAGGGAGACCTCAGTGGGCCGAGTAGGCTCGATGGGGACGATGTCCGACATCAGTTCGCCTCAGCAATCTTGCGGAGTTCTTCGAGTGAAGCATCCGGGTTCTCCTCGATCAGCTTCTTGGCCTTACCCATGATGTCATCAGGGAAGAGGCCTGCGAGGAACCCGTTCGAGAACTTGGGATCGTTGCTGAGCTTATCCAGAAGGGCGTCGAATGCTGGGGACGCAAGGAACGCCTTGGTTGCACGCTCATCCTTGAAGAATCGCGTACCATCCTCAGAGCGCTCACCGTACGCAGCGCCCACGAACTCCTGAAGCAGCTTGTAGGCATCCATGGGGGAAGCCTCTCCGCCGTTGATCAGGGCGATCTTGGCAGAAAGCGGAGTGCGCTGGAGCTCCATGTTCATGAGCTCAGCCTTGGAGAGATGGAAGTGGAGCTTCTCCTCGGTCTCTTCGCCGAAGAAGTTGGTGTACTTAACCTTGATGGACTGCATGTCAGTTGTCTTCCTTTCGAGAAGCGAGGTATGCGATCGTGCCGACGGCAGCGATCAGGGGGACCAGAATCACGAGGACTCCCGCGTAGGTTCCGGTCTTAGCGAGCTTGGTCTCGCTGGTCTTGGGCGTCTCAGAGGGAGACGGCTTAGCTGAAGGGGTGCTCGTTCCAGACTGCGGCGCAGGAGTCGTCACAGACGGGGTCGGAGCGGGGGTTGTAACCGAGGGGACTGGCACTGGGGTTGTAACCGAGGGGACTGGCACGGGAGTAGTCACAGACGGAGAAGGCGCCGGAGCTGGAGTAGTCCCATCTCCACTAGTTCCACCATTGACCTTGACCTCGATCGTACGCTCGAGCTTGATGCCGTTCACGTCAGCGACGTTAGTTGCAGTCTTAGCGCCCGCAGGCGTAGCCATCGGCTCAGGGGTGTAAGTGACACACGTCTTCGCACCCTCGGGAGCAGTGAACTCGATAGTGTAATCGTTGACCGGAATGGCCGTGATATGCACCGTCGCGTTGGGATCCCAGGTATCGCCCGTGGCACACTTAACGGATGTGCTGAGCTTAGTGTACGCGTCGTGGACGGAGTACTTAACCCCAGGCTCGGCAATCCAGGTGATCATCCAAGAGGTGGTACCGTCAGGATTGACCCAGCCCCACTTCGAGTTCTCGGGCTTAGCATCCTCGTAGTGACCGCCGTTGCAGTCGTTATCGCAGGCGCTATCCCAGTCCTTGTCACCGAAGGTGAAGGGCCATGCTCGCTTGCCGATGAGGATCTCACCCCACTTCTTGCCGACAACAGACTCCTGAAGGCGAGCGGTAGTCCACCAGGTGCCAGAAATATCGGTCTTGTCCGCGAAGGCTGCCGGGACGTTGTCCACAGTGCAGGTGAGAGTGCCCTTGTCAGTCTTGCAGGAGCCGATCTTGTCGCCGGAATCCAGGGTGAACGGGAAGTCGTACGCCCAGTTGATGACATCGGACGTGACCGTGAACGTCTGCCCGACCTCGAGCTTCTTGGTAGACCAAGAGCCTTTGACTGTCACCGGCGAAGAGACCTGGGAGCTGCCTGAGGAGATGGCGGTAATCTTGGCGTCGATAGGGTTATCTGCTGCGAGAGCAGGCGTGGCAGATCCGCAGATAACAGCTGCGGCAATGCCGATAGACGCGAGTGTGCGATTCATGATGTTCCTTCCGAATACTAAGTCGCGAGTGGTCACTTGTTCTGGATGTTGCGGTACTCCTCGATGTACTTCTCAAGTTTCGGGCCGAAGGCCTTAAGAAGGAGGAAGCCGACAAAGCCGGCAGCAGCGATCTTGCCGGTACCTCCGCCGAGGATCTTGGTGATCGCGTTGATGATCATCATGACGGCGAAGAAGGAGAGGATGATGATGAGCATGATGATAGAGCCGAAGGTTTCCATTGCAGTGATTGCCTTTCTGTTTGAACAAAGCCTATAACCCGTGTTAGGGGTTATAGGGTGAGGCGTTCTCAGTTCTGGGACTGGGATTTCTTGTATGCCTTCTTACGGGCACGGTTGGGATCGAGGGCGCAGCAAACGCCAAAGAAGCCAAGCATGATTCCGAAGGTGTACATGGGAGGGGTCCTTTCTTGAGGGTTAGTTCTCATTAGGACTCCCGTTTTTTGTGCTCGGCCAGTATTCTGGAGGGTCTGAATACTCGATTGGCTCGTCTGTGAAAGTGACCTTATTTTCCTTGGTCACTGCTCTTCAACCGATCTTGAACCAGTTCGGCTGAGGTGCAGGCGTCAGAGCGACCTCAATCGCGGGCGAACCGGAGGGCAGAAGCACCGGACGGAACTCAGGCTTGATGGTAACACCACCGTCCCAGCCAAGCTCATCGCCGACACCCGTCTCACCGATGTGAATCTGAGCGTAGAAGTCGTTCAGAGGGCAGGGGCCGAAGTTCAGAAGGTCCTCGGAGATGTTGTTGCAGTAGCCACGGATCTTCTCAGCAGTAGAGCGGAAGGTACGTCCGGTGATGGCGTCCTTGCACAGGACCTCCTCATCACCGAAAATGACCATCGAACCCTCGGGCAGCTTCTTCTCAGCAGCCTTCTTGTCAGCGGGCTTACCGCCCTTCTTGATGACCTCGACCTGCTCGAGCACGTTCTTACGGAGCTCGGACACGTTCATCTGAGAGATGGAGTATGCGGCAGCGAGAGCCTGGTACTTCTTGTAGGTGACGTTGTGCAGGGAGACAATCGCGAAGATCGTAACACCAAGGCTGGCGGCAGCGGGGATGTAGGTCATCCAGTTGCGCTTGGCGAAGTCGAGGAGGTTGTCAGACACGCCATTGTCGTCGGCGATAGCCTTGGCGTGGGCCTTGCCAGAGGTGATGGCGGTCGCGACGGAGGCTGCGATACCCAGACCCGTGATGAGGATCTGAGGGTTGGACTTGATCCAGTTCATGGCAAGCTTGATGGTGTTCTTGATAGACATGGTTGTGCTTCTTTCTTGAAAATATGGAGGATGATTGATGATCAGAGGTTGGCGATGTACTCGGCGAGATCGAGGCCGAGGATGGACGTTGCGGCGATCGGGATGAAGTTCGGATCAGATCCGACCGCGAGAGAGTCGACGAGGATGTAGGGCTCATGGAGCTCGGTGTTGTCGACAATGACGATGTTCTTGGCGAATGCGCGTCGACGATCCGTCATAACAAACCGGAACGGGACAATCGCGTACTTCGCATCAGGCTTATCGGCCTCGTCCCTAGAGATGAGGAGTCGTTCACCGGATCCATCCGCGAAGCAGAGGTCCTCGTAGTTGTACGGCGCGCCGCGCAAAGGCTTGATTACCTTGCCGTCGATATGCTTGCTGACGAGCACCCCGAGAGCAGTCGTCTCAAGGGCGTTCGGACGTACGGGCGCCGAGTGTGCAACCGAGATCGAGACGAGTGATCCTTCGGGAACACTGAGGTCAACTTCGGAGATGTTGAAGATCTTTCGCAGGGTCATGGTTGTGCTTCCTTTCAAATAAAGCCTATACACCGTGTATGGTGTATAGGGGGTGAGAGTCAGTTGAGGTCAAGGGTGACACATGCACTGGAGATAATCAGGTACAGTGCACAGATGGGCATCACCGTGATGCTGATGATGGTAAAGACGATCTCGCGAATGAGCCAGTTTCGGATGCTAATCTTGGTGAACAAGTTAACAACGCCGAAGCGGCAGAAGGCGAAACCGATCGCGTACCAAACGTGTGCAGTGAGGGCGATGGCGAGTGCAGTAATGAGAATGTCGTAGAGCATGATGGTTCCTTCCAAAGAGGGTTGATAGTTCTCATTATTCGCCGCGTAAAATATGCTGTCAAAGCCTATAACCCGTGTTAGGGGTTATAGGTTGAGAGAGTTCTCAGAGGAGTGATGTCACTCGTCGTCGGAGGAGTCCGAGGACGCTCGCAGACCGGCGATGGTCATGGCGCCAAAGAAGATAGCGACGGAGCTCAAGGCAGCAACCTTGGCAACCGGGACGCTCTTTTCAGCGACCGTCTTGATGCGGTCCACGAGAGGGGTCTTCGTGGTGGTCTCTTCGAGTTCGTTCGAGTTGGACATGGTGAGATCCTTTCTTGAGTGGTTAGTTCTCATTAGTATCGGGGTACTTTTTGCGGAGCTCTTCAACGAGCCCGATCACGGGGTTCTCCTGGCATTCAGCGACTGAGGCCAGAATGTTCAGGCCGGCCCATATCGCTAATGGTACCGGGATTGTGACAAGGACCAATAGAATGGAAAGCATGATTGACTCCTATTTTGACTTCTAAAGCCTATACACCGTGTATGGCGTATAGGTGTTGGGTGAGATCAGTTCTCGTCAGGGTACTGCACCTTGAGGTGTAGCAGCCGGCACAGAATCTTGTTGGCCTTCTCAACTTCTTCCGGATTATCGGAGACGTAGGAGGTCTTGAACAGAGACTTGTAGTACTCAGTGGTAGACCAGCATCCATACGAGTGGCCGATAATTAGGGAGATGATGGTGGCGACAGCAATGCCAGTGAAGCGTTTGGGCATGGGAGTTCCTTTCAGAGGAGTTGATAGTTCTCGTTATTAGACGCGTAAAGTTTGCCCTGGCCAAAGCCTATAACCCGTGTTATGGGCTATAGGGTTGAGGGTTCAGTTTTCTTCAAGGTCGGGGAGACTCATGGTGAGCTTGAAGTCCTTGTTGATGAGCTCCACGCAGAGCTTGCGGAGCATCTGGTTCTTACCGTGGCAGGCGTAGTTGAACGTCTTGCTGTAGAATACAGTGCGTTCAATCCTGCCGAGGTTGTAGAATACAGGTGCTGCGATCGCGAGGGTGGCGGAGGCAACGAAGGCGTAAGCGTACTTCGACATGAGAGTGGTCCTTTCAAAGAGGGTTGATAGTTCTCATTATTCACCGCGTAAAATATGCTGTCAAAGCCTATAACCCGTGTTAGGGGTTATAGGGTTGAGGTTATCAGAGCGGGCAATCCATGAGATCGCAGATGCGCTCGAAGGTGTCTTCGGTCATGCCGCTGTCAACGCAGGTATCGAGCAGAGTCTTGACACGATCGTGGTAGGTGTCCTGGAGGTACGAGTGGGCCGAGTTTACGGCCTTCTTGTTGTTCTCCCGAACACCGTCCACAAGGCTGTTAAGACGCAGGTACTTGTAGAGTAGGACAGCGGCGGCAATCGAGGTTCCGACGATGGCAATGTTGCGAATGGTGTTAGAGTTCATGAGAGTGGTCCTTTCAAAGAGGGTTGATAGTTCTCATTATTCACCGCGTAAAATATACGGTGCGAAAGCCTATAACCCGTGTATGGGTTATAGGGGTTGAGGGGGTTCAGTCATTGAGGTCGTGATCAATGTCACGCATGAGCGTGTCCAGCACCTCAGCCTTGGTCTCGCCGTCAGCAAGGTCGCGGTATGCGCGGACGTACGAGGCGGCCACCTTCTTGATGGTGGTCTCGTAGCGGTCAGCAACATAGGCGAGCCAGATGTTGTAGGCGAAAGAGAGGGTGAGGAGGATAAGGACAAAGATGGTCAGGGCGTTGAACATGATGGTTCCTTTCAAAGAGGGTTGATAGTTCTCATTATTAGTCGCGTAAAGTTTGTGCTAGTTCGTGTTGGAGAAAGCCTATAACCCTTGTTATGGGTTATAGGATGAGAATGGAGACGTACAGAATGATGTAGTACATGGCGATTCCTTTCAAAGAATGTTGATAGTTCTCAGTATTCGCCGCGTAAAATATATGGTGTGAAAAAGTCTATAATCCTAGATTTTAGGGTTATAGACTTCGAGCAGTTCTACTTACGGAACTTCAGCATCGAAAATGCCTTTGAGGCAAGAACGTGTGTCTGCTCGTAGTTGAGGACCGCCATAAGACCGAGCAAGTACACCACGCCGTTGGCAATGGTCTCGGACGAAGGCATAAGCTTTTCTTTAAGGTCGTTATCCTTAACGAGCTTGTGCAGTCGTTCGAGGTTACCAACAGCAGTGGTGTACTCACTGGTCGACGGGTCCTCTCCACCGAGCCAGTTAAGCACCTCGTTCTCGAGGTCCTCAGGTTCGTAGAGGCGTTCGACGTTAGACATGGTGAGTCCTTTCGTGTAGAGTGGGTAGTACTCACTATGCCGAACGTTTTTCTTACGTCTCAGGCTTGGCCACCTTCAGGACGATAGTATCGCCGTCCTTGAGGTTCGCAGGCTCAGCCGCAAAGTCCGCGTAGACGTCGTCATTCTTCGTCACGACGAGGTTGCCATGCGTCTCGGGGGTGTAGTTCTTCGAAGAGACTCCGAGAGCTGCTCCGAGGAACACACCGAACGCAGTGATCGTAGCGGTAGCCTCGTTGGTGTACGGGACGCCCCAGACAATACCCACGGCGTTAACAAACGTCGCGAGCGCGGGGATGATGATAAGCGCAACGCGCTTGAGAATATCGTAGGTCTGGTTGTTCATCGGTTCTTCTTTCCGTCAATGCCATTAGGCATCATGGGTAGATCATCTACCTGTTCGAATACGCGACGAGCGAGGCCGTTTCCACCCAAGTCCGAATACAACTTGTAACCGGCTTCGTATTCTTCATACTCGTCCATCGTGATGTATCCGCGCTTCAGGTATTCACGGCCCTGCTCGACGAGCTGATTCCTAGCAACTGCCAGCAGTAGCCTGTCTTCAGCGTTGTTGCGGTCAGACTTTGTCTTCGCCCACATCCAGATTCCGGAGCTACCGAGTAGAGCCGTCACAGCTGGGTTCGCCATTTCGGCGATCTTTGTTAGATCCACTTATCGGTTACCTCCTCGCCATTTTCGTAGAATCGATCCGGTTGGATCTTGATCGAATAGTTCGTCTTGTCGCCGCCGCTGATTGTTCGCTCGATGACATACCCAGATACGAGAACGCCCATGATCGAACATTTCACTGGATTACCAATCTCGAGTCTTTGGAATGTTTCTGACGAAATTTCGTCAATAGAGACCTCCACAGACTTGAGAGGTTCACATCGAATTTCCTCAGTAATCTGTCCCCATTCTCGATTGAGATCGCCCATAATGCCCGATTCGTATCGGTATGGACCTTTCCAGTCTGTAGTTTCTTGCATGTAGGCGCGATTCTCGTACCACGTACGAATACGTCCTCGCGACGCCATACGCCAGTAACCGTAGTCTTTCGTTCGGCCTATATACCAGTGAGTTGGCTGCTGGGGAAGTCGACGGGTCAGCCGAGAATGCACCGAATCCAAAGCACCAACATCGATCACAGGCCGTGAGGTACTATTCAGCGATCGAATATCCAACCAAACGGTGATGTTTGAGGGAATTCCTTGCGTTGGCTTTACGTACGACTTTAAGCACAGTTGGTTGTACAGAGCGGCCGAATAAACATCGTCGTACACGCTAGAAGACAGATCGAACTCGATATCGTAGTCAGGGTATTCCCCGTACGCATTGAGATATACCCAAAACGGGAACCATCTATTCGGATCCTTATTGATACCATCGATGGTTCCGGCCAAAGCTGTAAAGGGATTGACATACGAAGGCCACTGCGGGTTATCCCTGTATTGGTAATACCAACTGCCCTTATTTTTTCGCTTCAACGCTTCCCATATAGAAATTCCACGGACTTCGCTAATACCCTCAGATTCATAGGTGATCTCTTCGACGATGAAAGGGGTTTGGGTGCTTCCCATGCAGCACACGAGTACACCAGGAGGCCAGGGGAACATCCCCTTACATCGGAATGTCATTGACGCAGTATATAGACCCTCTTTGATGAGCATATCAAAAACTGGATGCGACCGGAACGTACTCATAGCGCGGTCGTCGAGGACCTGAACCATGTTTGGCATATCACAGACCCTTTCTAGTCATAACCAAATCAAGTGCGACGTAAGCATTGCCGATGTTTGGAATTGTGAACTTGACAGGCTGCATGCTAAAGCCCCTCAAGAACGCGCTTAGGTCCGGCGCGACAAAGACGGGGTAGGCTTCGCTGGCGTAGCACGTCGAGGACAGCGCCTGGTATCCGCCAGTAATGTTGAAATTACGACCGCCAGTTTCTGATTTGGCCATTTCAAAGAAGCCGTTTTCGGTCGTGGACGATCCGTTCACATAGGCATGAAACTGCGTCAAACCTTTGTTAAAAATTTGATAGCTGGTGTTTCCAACCGGAGGAAGGCCGATCCGCAACCGGGTAATGTCGAAAAATCCAATACTGGTATATAGTTTATCGAGAATCGTTTGGGCATCGTTAACGGCTTGCTGCCAATTCTGGTTGCCCAAACCTACCATAATGGCGAACTCGGGTCCGTACAAAACTGGGTTCTTTGTTGTGATCGTGAAATCAATTGTAGCAGGGTTGGCGCTATAGTCGTACTTAATTTCGCGAACAACGCAGTCTTGTTTCCAAATAACCTTACGGTCGAAAGTCACATTAGGTTTGGTGTATGTCGTTGTCTCGTTATTTTTGTACCAGATCGACGGAGCTTTTAAACTGTCGTCGGTAATCTGAACTGTTAAGTCAGAACTATCGGCCAGAACATCTAAAAAGTATCGGGGCGGTCGCTCTGGAATGGGAACAGTTGGAGTTAAACGCACATTGATATCGATGGGTTTATCCGTAACCGTCGTCACAACGTTCCCGGTGAAGTTGTACTCCTTGTTAGCGCCGAAAGACCCATTAAGGATCTGGGCAACCCAGCCTTCGTCTTCCCGATTTAAAACGGTTGCGAAACCCCGACCCCTCTTGGGGAGTATTTTGAGCATGGAGTACGCCATAGTGGTTAAATCCTCTTCATTCGTTCGAGTTGGCGCTCCGTTTGACGGTAAAGGTCATTGAGATCGAGCGCCTTTGGCGATTCGTTGTATTGGTTGAAGACCATCGGCTTCTGGTTGTTGCGCAGTTCATCTCGAAGAGCTCGAATTTCCTGTGCGGTTTGGCTGCCATTTTGAACTGATGCTCCGACAACGTTCGCGTGCAGATCGTTCATCGTGAGATCTTGCAGACCGTTCACCTCGGAGAGGTCGACAGTCGGCTTGATAACCGGATTCCAATCGGCCTCCAGGTTGCTCATGGCGTTGACCATCTCGTCGCCAAGCCCGGACATCGCGTCGACCGCGTCATCCTGGTTCTTGTCGATACCCTGCACAATACCCGCGACAATGAACCCAGCCGCAGTCGCGAATACACGCGAAGGCGAATGGATGCCAAGAGTACTCTTAAACGAGCTAAGCGCACTCGAGGCGACATTGCTAAGCTTGTTGTACAGGTTGTGGGCAACGCTTGACACGCCGTTGATAACACCATTGATGATGTTACGTCCAATGGTCCCAGCCTGAGGCGCGAACTTATTGGCCATGCCGACCAAACCATTCTTGATGAAATTGACGATGGCTGTGATCAGCTTGCTGACCGCGGCTTGAAGCTCTGGCCCCTTCTGATCAATTGCATCGGCAAATCCATTGATGAACGTAATGACAGCATCCCATGCAGCGTTAATGACGATCACAGCCTGGGAGGCCATGCCATTGATCATCGCCGCAATGAGGTTTGCGCCCGAGGCAGACAGTTCAGGAATCTTAGCTGTGATACCATCGATCAGAGCCTGCAACAGTGTTAGCAGAGCGCTAACCATCAAAGGTACACAGTCCTTGACCGCCTGAATCCATTCCTTCAACAGAGCCTGGTAGGCTGCGCTGAACTTGGGAATGTTCTCAATGAGGGCCATGACCAACTGGTACAGAAGATCAATAACTGTATTCAAGACTTCGGGCCAGGCATTGCGAAGAGTCGCGAGTAGACCCGACACAATCAGCGTCCAAGTCTGAATAAGTTCGGGCATCTTCTGCTTGATTGTCAGCGCAAACTGATTGATGAATTGACGAATAGCAATACCCGCCACGATCACCAATTCGTTCACAGCAGGTCCGAACGCTCTAACCAAGGAAGCGAGTGCTCCTGACAATGCCGGGGCAGCAGCCTCCACCGCAGAGAATACGCCGACCAACGCTGCCTGGATAGCTGGCGCTGCAGCCGCGATGATGGCGGATGCTCCCGCAATACCGGATGCAATAGCGACAAGTCCAGCACCAATAGCCGGTCCAGCTGACGATGCCACTGTCAAGAAGGCCGTAATAACAACTGCCAGAGCCGTGAATGCAGCAAGTACGCCGATGATGACTACACCCAGAACGCCAATAGCCAATGCCAAGGCAATCAGACCCGGGGCAGCTCCGATGGCGAGATACCCCGCCGCAATGAGAATACCGAGTCCGATACCAATTGCCCATAGACCGTTGCTGAGAGCATCCCAGCTAAATCCAGCAGCATTCGACAGGGCTGAGGTGAACATGGTCAGAGCGAAACTCAGCAAAGTAAGTGATGCAATACCGATCATAGCACCCTGAGCTGCAAACGACACCGCGACAATAGCTGCGACAACGAGCAACATCTTCCCCATAGAGCTGAGGATTTCGCCCCAGCTATGGTTTGCCATCTGTACGATCGCCCCGACGGCGACGTTCATCGCGATTGCGGTAAGGATCAAGGCACCTGCTCCCACGATGGCGGTTGGGGGCATCAGATTTGCGATAGCCACGAGAAGTAGGATTACTGCAGACAAACCGACTATTCCTTGGAATAGTTTGTTCATGTCCATGTAACCCATTACTGCGACAGCGGCTACGAGCATCTGAATCGAGAACGAGAACGAGATCATCATCAGTGAAATGGCTGCCATTTTGCCGAGATCACCAGCGGCCTTGTTCATCAGAAGAACGAAGCCGGCCAGAATCCCCATAAGAACTCCGACAGCGATGACGCCCTGAGCAATGACCTTGATCGGAAGCAGACCGAGAGCGATAATCGGGATCGTGAGCATGTTAATCGCAGCCGCCATGATGATCATGGTTCCGACACCCTGGATCATCGTCTTGGAATCCTTAGACAGAAGCTTCGCGGCCGTTGTCATACCGAGCACCAGCACCATGACAGCGCCGATACCTTGTGTAACGGTGCTCAGCTTCAGGGAGCCAAGAATTCCAACAGAGATCGACATTAGCAGGATTGCTACAGACAACGCCATAACAGCACCAATGACGCCAGCGATCTGCGTCTTGTTGATCTTCATCTCGCTGATCTGAGTCAGAGCGATGAGAAGGATCTTAGTCAAGACTCCGATGGCGACCGCGCCTTGAATGAGCCGAGGTGCCGGGATCATCGCAAGCAGGAATAGCGAACCTGCAAGAATACCAACGCTGATCGCAATTTCGCGAAGGGCCTTGGCCTTGATGACTTCCTGCATGGACTTCAGAGCGTCCGTCAGCGAGTTGAAGACTCCAGAAATAGAGTCACCAATCTTTCCGAACTTATCGAACATGCCACTGAACGAGTCTGTGGTCTTCGTAAACTGCTCCAGCATAGTCTGAAGGGTCTTGAACCCCATACCAAGGCCGCCACCGAGCAGGATTCCGCTCAAGAGATCCGAAATCGACAAGTCCTTGAGGCTGGATCCTAGACCAGACCAGAAAGTCTGGATCATGGATCCGGCGTTGTCAAACGCCTTGCCGATATTCTTCTTAAATGAGTCGAATGCCTGAGATTCAGAAGCGAACTTCTTGATGCTGTCGATCCCCTTGGTCAGCCACGTGATCAGATTCGCGATAGCCTCGACAACCGACGCACAGAATTCAACAATGCCAGTAGCTGCGGTGTAGATAGTCCCACCGACAACCCCGAGAGTGTTGAATGCATCAGAGGCTGCCTTTCCGAAGGTAGACAGACCACCTGCCGCACTATTCGCCTCGTCTCCGAACCCGCCAAATATGGACTTGGTCAGATCCCCGAGCTTCCCGAACAGATCGATGATGCCGTTGATAAGGGCCCCGAAAGGTCCGAACGACTTCATCATGGTCTTGAAGCTGTTGACGATCGTAGACAGGAAGGTGTTGTTGTTCAGATGTGTATCGAGGTTGGCAAAGACATTATACAGATCTACGCCAAACTCCTTGGCTGCCTTCACCTGAGGCGCAAAGGTCTTAGCCATGGTATCGCCGGCTCGACCGAAAGCCTTGCCGACGTCCGAGATAGCATCTTTCATCTTCTTGGTGGACTCGGACCAGGCTTCAGCTAGCTTAGGCGACGCATCGTCCCAGAACTTCTTAATTCCCTTACCAGCGCTCTCGACAGCCCCGCCAAGGTGCTTGCCGATGGTCTCGCTGATAGGGAGAATTGAATCCGAGAAAGCTTTGACCTTCTCAGACCACTTGGGGCCGATGGCATCCGCGAGTTTGGTCATGTTCTCGAGGAACCCCGTCCCGAACCCGCCGAATGCAGACTTGATCTTCTCCATTGGACCGCCGGTTCCAGAAGCGAAACCGAAGATCGCGCCGAAGACTTTCGAGACTGCATCACCAAAGGGCTTGAAAACATTTGAAGTTGCCTTCTTGATCGTCTCAATAAATTCACCAAGCGGCTTGAGCACTGCCTCGATGACAACCTTGAGTCCGTCGAAGATCGGAGTGATCGTGACGTCTGCAATAGTGTACATCCAGTCAGCAAGCTTCTGGAACTTGTCGACAATCCAGTCGAGGACCTTAGACAGTCCCCCGAGGATGTCAGTTCCGCCAAGCATCTGACCAAACCAATCGCTGAAGACAGAGACGATGTCTCCGACCTTCGCTGCGATCAGGATCATCGGCTTGATGAAGATGCCAGCCAGGATCGTGCCGATCTTGAATGCAGCAACCCCAATCTGGACGATCGCTGAGGCAAATCCGATAAGAACCTCAAGAACTGGCGAGAGCAATTCGCCTGCCATTTTGAAGACCTTGCCAAGGTTGTTAGCAAAGTCATCAGACATCATCAACCACTGGGAGATCGAATGCCGGAAGTAGTACGAGAAATCGTACAAAGCCTTACCGGCGTCTCCCTGGAAAGCGCTGAAGAAGCCTTCACCGATGGCCTTAAGTGGCTTGGCGATAGCGGTCCAGAGTTCACCGAGACCATACCACCATTCCTCCCAACCGCCGAGTTCGTCCCAGCGGTCGAGAATGCCCTGAAGAGCATCGAAGAAAGTTCCGATACCTCCGTTCACAACATCGGACACGGCGGTCCACATTGTGCGGGCGCGTTCGAAGTCGCCGAAGATCGTTCGGAAGATGGAAGCCCATCCCGAGCCGAGAGCTTCGGCGGTTGTGTCGATCAGCTGCGAGAAAGTCTTGACCTTCGTCGCGGCATCGTTAGCGGTTTCCGCCAACTTCATAATTTCGTCAGCCTGCTGCTCCGTGTAACCGGCGCTCAGCAGCTGTTCGCGAGACAAGTCGCCCGTGTACTGGGTCAGAGTCTCGATCATGATCTCGGATGTAAGCCACCCGTCCTTAAGCGAGTTTCGGAACGACCCAGCCTTATCGATCATCTTGTCGACTTCGACACCGTAGGTGCGTGCCGTGCGCTTCAGGGCTTCCTGGAACTGTTCGCCGCCCATACCAGCGTTGACGATAGAGTTCCAGTCTTGAAGTTTTACAGAGCCTGTCGAAAGCGCCTGTGACAGCTGATACATTGCCGTTGCGGCTTGCTCAGAAGTTGAGCCAGACATTGCTGCGACGTTCGACAGACCCTTAATCGCGGCGACCGAATCTTTCAGCCCGACACCCGCAGATGTGAACATACCGATATTGCGTGTCATCTCGGTGAACGAGTAGATGGTCCGGTCCGCGTAAGCGTTCAGTTCGTCGAGAGCTGCGTTGATCGTCGCAGTGGTCTCACCCTTGCTGAACGTATTTGCCTGAATAGTCTGAACCGCGTTAAGCTGGTTCTCATATTCTCGGAAACCGTCCATGATAGGTCCGAACGTGAACGAGGAAAGCACCGATCCGCCGGCCATAAGAGCCTTGGATGCGATGTTACCCATGGCCACGGAAGCAGCACCCGCGAGCATGGAAAAATTAGTCGACGAAATCTTAGCGGCCGCACCAACATTAGCTGTAGCGGCGGCTGCGGTCGTAGAATTGTTGACAACAGATGTGTTGATGTTCTTGACGCTGTCGGAGATTCCCCCCATCTGCTTGGAAGCATCCTGAGCTGCCTTACCGACATTGTCCAATCCATCGGTCGACTGCTTGAAGTTCATTCCGGACTTCAGACGGTCAACATTACGCAGAACTCCGTCAACACGGCTTGTGAACTTCGAATCGTCGAGCTCCAGGGAGACGACCTTATTCTCAATACTCTTACCCATTGATGGCCCTCCCAACCATTTGGTCGATTTCGTCGAATATTGGCTTCATCGCAGGGTTGATATAGTCTTTACCTTGGACGTAGCCGCCTTGTCGCGTCCCGTGTCCGTATTGCAAGATAATCGCAATAGGGACCTTAGACACGATGTTAGTGTTGTACCAAACGATCTTAACGCCTCGCTTGGTCTGCTTGACTTTATACTGCCATGAAGCAGCAGTCTTCCCCGTACCTACCGGGGTATTGGCCCGGAGGGCCGCCACACCTCGAGTACCAGCAGTTGCCAGTACACCACGAAGCTTCTTATTCTTGACTTGCGTCAACCATTTTGACATGTCGAACTCAGCGTCAAACTTCATCTCGATCATGACGGCCCTCCTTTCTAGATCAGCCCCAGAGCGTGCCGTTGGCAAGCTCGTACTGGAGACACTCGACGGTGCGATAGCCACAATAGCCATCGACGTCTAGTTCGTGTCCGCGGTTTCGCAGGTGATGCTGGAGTGCGGACACCGTATCGGGTCCGGCGATACCATCTGCTTCAATGTCAAGACGACGCTGAAGCTCTGCGATGGTGTCAGAACCGTCGTGAGGATCTTCAACCCAATCCCAGCCAGTACCAGTACGCTCGAAGTACTCTTCGTTGTCCTCGTCCTGGTCTTCGATCCAGCCATTAGCCGGAAGGCCCATGGACGCCTGGAGAGCGTAGGTCGTTGCCTTACCCCACCACTTGTCAGTCAGACTGTCTGCGCCGTCCGAATCTTCCTCCGAATCCGCGTCCGACCACTTGGGGCGAAGAACACAGTCGATTCCGAAAGAACGCTGGCGGCGATAAACGCCATTGCCAGCAGACTGGGAACCCGCGTTCGAGGGAGACGTGTTACCCTCGATAGTCTGGAGCCAGCCGTCGCCAAGGTTTGCCTCGACGATACCGACATGGTCAGTCAGACCATCCCGATCCCAATCGAAGAGCACAACGTCTCCACGCTGGGCGTCTTCAACGGAGACCTTCTCCATGCGGTTCTTCGTGACGTCAGTGTTGTAGCTGTAGCCACCAATTGCGTCGATCTCGCCCGCCATGTCAAAACACATACTGACGAAGGCCATACACCACCAGATGTCTTCAGACGGGCCAGCAAGCCAAGGCTGATGCATACTCTTAGCGAGCCATCGACCAGCCTCGGATCCCGGCTCAGGATCGTCCGGGGCATAGTAGCCGAGACGATAAGTGGCGTGCGACAAAACGTCGTCGATCTTACTCATGCCTTACTTCCCTTCGTAAATCGCGCGATCTCGGTCCTCATGGGGGTCAGGCCCTGCCGGGACCTGTGCGTCTGCGGGGATGTCGATCATCCTCTACTCCCTGTTCTAGCCCTACGGGCTTGGTTCATTGCCGCACGCTGGGCAGCAGAGGCCCGGGCGTCCGGCTTTTGGTTGTTCTGCTTGGCCGCGGCGAGTCGAATCAGAGTAAGTAACCGATTCAAGTTCCACTTGTCTGCCTCAAATGGAATGCCCAACTGTGTCATGTACCAGTAGATTAGTTCACTGGTCAGGGTGTCTCGTGGGCCTCCATTTGAAGGCGGGTTCCATAGAACTGTCGCCGTAGCATTGTCAGACAAATAGTCTGCTATTTTGACCTGAACGGATTGGTCGAGCCGCTTGACAAAATCTCGTGGGAGAGGGCGGTCCGACATACACTGGACGTAGTACACTAACTCTTCGCCAGTCTGTGGTGGGGTCTCCAGGAATGACCGCTTGTATACGGATTCCCACTCAGCCACCGCAGACAGGGTATGCGTAAGAGTAAGTGTAAACGGCTCCAGCGTAACAAACGTATTACTACGCTCGTCAAACCGCTCCTCTCCCCCAAAATCAAGCGTGAGCGAGATCACGCCAGAAGGGTACGCAGCTCGTTAGGCATGACCAGCGTAGGTGTAGCGGAACTGCCAGCACCGGCCGCGACGCCATACAGCTTGTCAGTGAGCTTCTTGTACTTCACCGCGTCAAGCTTCGAAGAGTCGACCGTGACGACGGAGACCGGCTGGAAGCCATCCACCTGGACGGGGACAGTCGAGCATTCCCAGGAGAACGAGATCGCCTCGGGAGAGTCAGAGACCGTGTTGTACGCACGCTCGGAAGGAGCTGCTGTAGCACCGTAGATGATGTGCAGCAGTTCGCCGAAAGCATCACCCTTGGTGTCGTTGCCCAGCTTCGTGCAGTAAGAGAACGCGAAGCGCGTACGAGGCTGCTGACCGAGGTTGACGCCCTTAACCAGCTGAGCAGTGCCGTCACAGATGGCGAACTCATCGGGGTAGGTGTAAGCCTCAATCGTGAACTTGAACGACGGAGCCGACATCAGGGTCAGGTACTTGAGGTTGTCAGCGTAGATGTCCGAGGACTCGTCGCCCTCCGGGGTCTCCGTGACAGTCTTAAGACCGTTCCATGCGACGCCCGTGCCGTAGCGGTTCTGAGCGTTATCGAAGGGGAACAGAACACCCTTGTTAACGCCGGTGTGGTAGAAATGGGAGCCCTCTTCGTCCCACTTGATCTGTGCCATAGGATACCCTCCTTAAAGGTAAACCGTGAAGACGAAATGGTTCATTCCGTCCGAGATGTATGTCGTATCCAAAGACGAATACGGGATCTTGAGGATTTCGTCGATCACGTCTGGCTCTGGATCCTTGGTGATGAGAGTGACCGAGTATTCCCTAGCGCCCTTGTATGGTACGTCGGAAGCATGGTCAATTTCTATCTTCGACAAGTGGAAGACGATAGCCGGGTATCCAATCTTCAGGTTCTCTGGAGGCTGGAAATATACCCGGTTGTGCTGGACCGCTTGTTGAAGTAGGCGTAGGAGGTCTCTATACGTGCGCATACAGACCGCCTAGATTAATGGTCAGCCGTGGATAGTTCACGCCAATGGACTGTACCTCCCATTTTGAACCCTTCCATACTACGTATTTCAGAGTCTCGAGGTATGTCTCGATCTTGGTGTCCATCAGGATGCTGATCTCATTGGTGAGACGGAGGTTGGTGTTGGCCGAAGACGAATTGTCGTTCCTGACATATAGGTTACGAATAGTACCCTTAACCGGGAGTTCAACAAAGCCTTCGAGCCAGACACCTTCCTCCGTCTCACGCGTCATCACGAAGCCTAGCTTGCCGCTAAACCTCGACATAAGATCACGCCTTCTTGCGCGAGATCGTCAGAGCCGAGTACGGTGCCGTCAGAGAGCCCGAAAGACGGGTCTCCATCAGGTACTTGTACTGGTTGAAGTCGATATCGAACGACTCGGCCATACCGAGCTCCGCACCGGCATTCGAACCGATGGTGTAGTCGCGCAGGTCGACCACGATAGCCAGAAGCTCGTGGGCGGCACCCTTGAGCTCGTGCTCCAGACCCTCGAACTGAGGAATGGTGACGATCTTGGAGACACCAAGAGCACCCGCAAGGGACGCCTCGGTCTCATACAGACGACGACCATTCTTGTCCTTCAGGAGAAGCATCTTGACCAGACGCTTCTTCGCAATGAAGAGCGTCGGAGCGCCGGAGCCCTCAAGCTCAGCGGACGCCAGGACGATATCGTCGACGAGAGTCTCGTCGGTGGTGTTGGCCTCGAGCGACTTGTGGATCGCATAGAGGTCATTCTCCTTGAGGATGGGGCGAATGGCCTCGTCATCGACACGATCAGGATCTGTGATCTGGCGACCATCGCCGATGAGAATGGCTCGAGCGATTTCCTCGTTGAGCTTGCCCTTCATCTCGTTCTTGAGCCAAGAAACGACGTTGAAGTCGGTAATGTCGACGATGTCGTCGCGATCGAGCTTCTGCTTCTTGTAGATGGTCGTCGGAGAGGTGGTGCGGGTCAGAAGCTTGATGACCTCTTCGGTCTTCTTCTGGGCCTTCTTGGCGTAACCCTTAGCTCGGGCCTTGTCATCACGAATGTCCGCGAGGACAGACTTGATGCGGGCGAACGGAGAGTGCTTGGTTCCGTTCATAACGACCGAAACCCAGGACTGATCGCGGTCGAGAGTAATGGGCTCATCCGTGATGCTCTTCGCATCCGGGAAGAGGTATCCGATGTTCTCGATACCATAATCGGCGTGCTTCAGCTCATCGAGAAGGGTGGTGCTGTTTCGCTTGGCCGTCTCAACCAGCTCTGCGAACGCAGCGTGGGACAGAATGTTCTCGGGGGTCTTGTCGCCCTCAAAGACATTGTGCTTCATATCTTCCTCAGTTTCTTCGTTGGTCTCTTCGGAGTCTTCAGACTCCCCATCGATGGCAGCAGCAATGAGATAATTAACGGCCTCAAGCTGCTCTTCGGTGAGTGTGGAAAGGATCTCACCGATGGTCTTGTCCTCATCAGAGGACTCATCTTCGGAGTCCGATTCCTCGGAGCCCTCGAAGTCTTCGTGAGACACGTCTCCGTCACCCATTTTGATGACCGCAGAGTAACCCTCGCCATCAGAGTGAGCCATGGTGACGTTCTCGATTGTCGCCTTGGGGTTAGCGCCCTTAAGGACGAGCGACACCTCGACGATGTTGCCATGCTTGACAACATTGCCGTCCTGCTTTAGGTTGTTCGCGAAGATCGACATGGCAGTAACATCGCCATGTTCAATCAGTTCGCGAGCGTGTTCAGCCTGCTGAGATCCGTTGAAGAATCCATAGGCGTAAACACCGTCAGGCTTCTTCTCGAGCTGGGCGTGCCCGAGAACGTTGGTCACGTTGTCGTGACCATGCTGCCAAACGAGAGGCACAACGGCCCCATCGTTCTGTTCAAATGCGTGATGAGAGATGACTCGCCCATCGGAGCACTTGATGCCTGCGACGGTTGCCCACCCGTCGAAGTCGGCGACGTCATTAGGCGCTGCCATTTTGAACCTCCTGGTCGTTGTTTGACCGTTGTTCCGCGTTTGCGGATGACGTATACGGATTGGCCAGCTGATCAGCCTTGGGATCCGTGGATTGCGGCAAGCCGATGATCGACCTGATCTCGTTTGGCGTCATGACCTGGTTGGTGATGAACGTCTGAGCCATCGATGCAATACTATCGAGCGAGGTCGCCGCGAACGGATCCCTCACATAGATGATTCGCTGCCCCTGAGATCGAGCGGTCTTGGTCAAGAAGACCATAGTTGCCGACTTTGTGATCGTATCGAGAATCGGCTTGACAGTCCGGTTGTAGTAAGACAGGCTGGTCTCGGCGTCGGCCGTACCGTTGAACACACTCTCAGTGAAACCGAGAGCGTTGTAAAGCTGCTCTGAAAGGTACTTGACCTGATCAAGCAGATTGTTCTCAACTGGACGGTTGAGCTGCGTGATCTTCTCAGCTCCGTCGACGTAGGCCACACCGATTTCGGAATTTCGAAGTTGCTGTTCAATCGCCTCACGTCGGGTCTCGGCTTGCTGCTGTCGCAATTCGCCTCGAACAGAGTATGGAAGCTGAATAATCAGATCCAACTTCTTACCGAGAGCGGAATTGTCGATAGCGTCGAGTGCGTCGAGCTTACGAGCAAGGCGGTTGGCCAACGAGCTGTTACTAGCAGTGACGTCGTAGAGCGGACTGTACACGATTGCGGCGGAGTTCTTCGAGATACGAATCGTTTCTCGATTACCGCTGCGATCGTTATACAAATTCACATCAACTGAGTCAGTATACCAACTCTCGATTCGTCCGACGCGGAGAGAAAGGACATCAAACGACCCTTCCTCGTTTAAAGCAGTGTCTGTGTCGACTGGAACCAGAGCTGCGCTACCAGTTTCCAACATCGTATAGACGAGCTCGTAGATTAGAGCGTTCGAGGTCTGATCGATGTTTGCCATCAGCGACAAGCATTCGTTCAGCGAAGAGTCCTTCTCACTGTCATACCTACCATTTTGATCTACCTTCACATGGCGAATCGGGGTGTTCGCGACGTCCAGCGCAATCTTATTGTATAGCGTTTGGACCAGGTTTGTAGACCCGATAGAACGGTAGCTTGGGCGGTATTCGCTGTAGTTACTATGAGCGTAATGATCGGGACGATCATGTGCGAACACGTTCCAAGCCCTTGCCAACCGTGACATAATACCCATATTACCTCCTCTCGTTAGTTGAAGTCGTCGAGTTGCTGTTTGTATGCGACCCACGCATCCATGAGCGCGGCGACTGAGTCAATCTTGAGATCCATTCGTTTCTTCAAGATCTTTCGGTTGCCGTTGGTATCCTCAAGGGTGATGGTATTGCCCATTGCCCATGAGAATAGCTCTTGATCGAAGACAAGCCTTCGGTCCTCAGCCAAACTCTTAAGTTCACCGAGCGGAACTGACTCAGTTCGTGCACCCTGAATGACTTTGTGGATCCCATACGGTCCGTTGTCGGTTGTCCATCTCTCAACGAACTCTCTAGCGTTATATGGATCGTACCCAAACGCGCGAACATCATACTCAGATCTCAAGATGTATTCGTCAAGATCGTTGTAGACTTCAATCATGTCCAGGATCGTTCCATCCATGACCTGGAGCGAACCTTCTCGTATGAACGACTCGTACTTCGCACGTCCAGCAGCCGGAAGCTTGTCGAACGTACGCGTAGTAATGTACGCTCGAGTCTTGACCCCGAAGTCACCAGTGGACAACGGGAACAAGAACGTGAACGCGCAGAAGTCGTCACCTTGAGAAAGGTCTGCGCCCATGGCACATGGCATTTGCCAGAACTCTCGCGGGTTGTGGGGGATGGTTTCTTCGTACTTGAAGAAGTACGTGTATCCCTCACACGGAATGCCGAATCGTTTTGCCAGAATGTCATTCCTCGCGGATGGGACATTCTCTGCCCTAGCGACATCTCGTTGGTATGTGTCATAAGACACTGTCTTCCCGATGTTTGGTTGGGCCTTAATCCACATGTTAGGATCTCCAACCTCAGACACATCATCCAGTCGATAATACCAGATAGACGAGTGTGGGTCGTAGTAATCGCCCTTAAGAATCGAAAGTAATTCCATTTTGATGGAATCTCCGACGCCGTTTCGGACAGTACCCTCGGACGAGACCGCAATGATGATCCAGTCGTTGAGTTTCGATGCGCCCTGCTCGAGAGCAGAGATGACGTTCTGACGAACATCGCCAGATAGCCATTCATCGATTGTGTTCACCTTAGTTCTCAAACCCTGAAGTTTATCAACATTCATGGGTCTGACCTCGAGAAGAGAGTTTGTCGAGAAGTTCTCGATTCCCTTCTTGGTTGGGCAGAGCAGAGATCGATTAGCTTTGATACCGACTGTTGCGTGAACGGTCCCCGCTGACAGGAATTTGAACAGAGGCCCTCGACTGCGTGTAATAGCGGTCTTGAACGGAGACAGTGTCTCTTCAGCCTGTGGCATAGTGGGTGCCGTGGCAATTTGGTGAGTTGTCGTGGGGTCGATAGTCAGGAAGTAGGCGTGGATAAGGGCCATATACATGGACTTTGCCCCGCCTCGCGCGATGATAAGGTATTGCTTGTTGACTAAGCGTCTCTTAACGTCGACCTGAACGTATCGACCGTTGTGGCCAGTTTCGTCAGGGACGAACTTCGTCACTTTCTCGAAGTAAAACCACGAAAGGAGTGATTCGGCCCATAACTTGAATGAATCCAGCAAAGTCAGGTCGCTGCCATCAACAAGAGTCATCTCATTCTCGCAGAAAGCGATGAATCCGTCGATAGCACTATCGTCGTAGAAGTATCTCGGGTTGGCGATCAAGTCGTCAATCCGATTCATCTCCATCTCGATGGTGTGCGATACTGGAATCTCTCCAGCTAGGACCTTTTCGCGGAACTGGGCATAATACTTAGGTGTGGCAGTGTTTGATAGTGCCATGCCTAATTTTTGTCCTTCTTCTTATCCTTCTTATCCTTCGAAGAAACGGAGTTCTCGATGATGGCATTTAGGTTGATTGACTTCTTAGCCATTGATGCAATGCCTTCATACTCAGTACCCTTAAGCTTGGCGTCGAGAGCCGCTGTGAGCATGTCGGTAGCAGTCTTTGCCGCATACTTCGTCAGATTCTTTCGAGCCTCGTCGACGAATAGATCAGCAGTCTTAGCGAGAACACTCCTATTTTGACTCTCGTACTCGGCGAGCTTCTGCTTGAGTTCGTAGTTCTGCTTCTCAAGGTTGAGGCGCTTGTTCTGCTCGATAAGATCCGTAGACGAGAGACGTCGAGGAGCTTCCTTACGCAGGTCGGCGGGAATACCACCCTTAGGAATCTTCTGCTTCTCGAGTTCCTTCTGCTTCTTCTCAGCTTCCTTAGCCGCCTTCTTCTCGTCAGCGATACGCTTCTTCTCGGCGCGCTCGGCTTCCTTCTGCTTCTTCTTGCGATCAGCTTCAGCCTTGCGGGCTTCCTTAAGCTTCTGGTTCTCGAGCTTCTTACGAGCCCGTTCGGCAGCCTTCTCTGCTCGAGCAGCCTTGTTGGCGGCGTGCTTCTGAGATGCAGCCTTAGCGCCCCTCTTAGCAGCGGAAGCAGCCTTCTTAGCCGCGGCAGCTGCTGCCTTAGCGGCCTTTTTGAGCTCGGACTCGTGCTTCTTCCGCTCCTTCTCGGCAGCCTTCTCGGCCTTGGCGCGTTCCTTTCGAAATGCCTCGGCATTGACTGCTTCACCGATCTTCTTCTTCTCTTCGACGGACCGAAGTCCGACTCCGCCGGAGCTTTCCGTCTTCTTACGTACGCCCCACTTCATGCCGAGGACGCCGTAGTGAGACAGAGTTTCTTCGCTCATGGTTTTCTCCCATCATTGAATGGTCAGTCGCCACTCCGCCTCTTTCTGCAACGCCTCAACTGCCTTGATTGCAAATGAGGTCTGCGGTGGATCAAACATCAGGCGAACTGAGAAGTTCACATACTGTCGTAGGATCCGTCCAAGGGTCGTAGCGGGGTAATCTGCCTCGGACGATAGGTAGCCCACTTCGCGGTTTAGCTGAGTCGCGGTTGCCAAAGCATTGTCAATGGCGTCCTTAACTTCGCTGTCGAATGAAGTGTCATCCTCCATCAACCCGAGGTAGGTCTTTGCGTCATGTAGAATCGACATTTAACCTCCTACCATAGTTTTGTATCGCCGGGTGATCTCGGATCGAAATCGTCGAGAGCCAACGCCTTGGTTCCGTAATGGATTGCATTATGAGTATCTCGACTCACGCAAATAAGATTGTTGGTATCCCACATGCACGGGTCGAAATTCTCACACTGTCGAGGCGTCAAAGGATTGATGTGATGCACAACAATGCCGTCGTGAATCTCATAGCCCTCAAGACCGAGATCGCATCCAAGATCTCTCGCGATAACTTGGGTGCGAGCCTCTCGCCAAATATCGCTTTGGTAGAAACTCTGATTCAGCCACCTGGATCCACCGAAGGTCTCTCCGAAAAATGCTCCATTGAGTGATAGATACACGAGACGTTCTTCGAATGTGTGTAGGTGTCTGAGTTCGTCATAGCTCCGCATCTGAATCTCCAGAATATACCTTGAAAGCTTCTAGTGCTTCCTGAACCAGTTCCTCGGTACGAGCGGCCGACTCAAGTGCTGAAACCTTGGCTCGAGCAAGAGTCGTGTCTGCCTCAAGGCGAGCCTGCTCGAGTCTTTCGCGACTGGACCCCAGCTTTAGAAAATGAATGATCATCGAATTGCTCGCAGTACCGTCAAGAATCTGCTGTGTTGCAAGTTCCATGGCAGCACTGATCGCTAATCGCTCAGCTTCCTCAGGAGTTCGAGGAGTTTTTGTCTTCTTTTTGACCATCGCGCGTCCTTTCTTATACTTCGATCTGAGTTTTCGCCTGCCCCAGCCCATGCCCGGAAAGGAGCAAGAAACAGGCATGGAGAACTAAGTGGCCGGGGCAAGCCAAAGCCCAAATCGAAATATACCTCCGGGGTAAATCGAAGG